TCAAATGCGTACAGATACTACAGCGCATGATACGATTATCAAAACAGAAACACAGAAAGAAATTGAAACAATGAAAGCACAACTAGCCCTCTTACTTGCTCAGATAGATGTAAGAGGTTTACATGAAGCAGAAGCCGAAGCAGTAGAGAGGGGTATTTAATGCAAGATTACAAAGGTTCTCACGAATCCCCTAATGAAAAAAATGGTGCACCTTTACATGATTTAACTGCTAATGGTGTTTATCCTGATGATGTTTATAGTAATAAAGCCTACCATTATTATGGGCATGGTGAAGATGTTAAGGAAGATAAAAACTTATTATCTAAAATTCATGCTTATAAAGATAAACCAGAAGCAACAGTTGAAATACATAGAGCAATACCTAGAGATGTTTCTAAAGAAACAAAAATTAATAAAGGTGATTGGGTAACTATTAGTAAAAATTATGCAAGAGAGCATGGAGAAGGCCCTTTAGGCGGTGATTATCGGGTTATTTCACAAAGAGTACCTGCTAAACATTTATTTACTAATGGTGATTCTCCTTATGAATTTGGTTATCACCCACAGGAAGTAAAAAAATCTAAATAATTGCAATACAGGAAAGCATTCGGAACTGAAAGCCTGTATCTTTTTGAAGTTCTAGTCTTAATTTTATGTAACTAATCGGAGGTTATATGGCAGTCGTAACTAGCAATAACATAGCAGAATGGAAAGCAAATGAAATGGCAAGGCGCAATGGTCAGCCAGCACCTAAGAAAGCTAACCCTTATGCTGATTTAAGTCGTGATGAGTTAAAAGCTCATAAAGCACAGATTAAAGAAGTGTTAAAAGAAACAAAAGTAGCAAAAGCACCAAAAGAATAATTGACACACAATTTTAAATAGTTTATATAGTAATTTCATAGGAGCTTGAGCAATCATGGCCGAGAAAGAAGCAAGTAATGTAGTAACAAGTGAAACAGCGCACACCTTTTATGCAGAAAGATTAGGTTTAGCTGATGAGCCAGATGTTGAGTTTGAATCTGTAAAGAAAGAATCAGACAAAACTAAAGGCAACAAGCAGAGTGAACCCGAAGCAGAGGCAGAAGCTAATACGGAACAGACTACTGAAAAGCGGTCAGATAAGCTTAATAAAAGATTTGATAAAGTAACGCAACGAGCTAAAGAAGCAGAAGCTCGTAGTGTTGAATTAGAGAATCGTCTTAAAGAGTATGAAGCAAAGGCAACACCACAACAAGAACCTGTAAAGGCCACTATTGAGGGTAAGCCACAAGCAAGCCAGTTTAATGATGCTTTTGAATATGCAGAAGCCTTAGCTGAATGGAGTGCTGAAAATGCTTTAAAGCAAAGAGATGCAGAAGAAGTACAGCGTAAAGCAAAGAAAGCTCAAGATAAAGTTTTAAATAACTGGAATGAGAAGATTGCAAAAGCTAAAAATACTCTGCCTGATTTTGATAAAATGGTGCAATCAAGTACAACAGTTGTTAGCAACGAAATACGAGATAGCATTTTAGAAAGTGATGTAGGGCCTCAACTCTTATATCATTTAGCATCAAATGAAGATTTTGCACAGAAACTAACAGAAATGCCGTTAGTGAAAGCTCTAAGAGAAATAGGCAAACTGGAAGCACGATTTGAGCAAGAGGATAAACCAAAAGCTAAAGTTGCTAAAGAATCTGTTTCAAGAAGTACAGCACCTAGTCCTATTAGGCCGTTAAATGGTGGCAAGATTGGTAATGATGTATTGATTGACACTAATGGTGAATTTCAAGGCTCATATGCTCAATGGAAAGCCGCACGAATGGCGAATAAGATTAGATAAACCTAATTTTTTTGGAGAAATATAATGGCTAATACTTTATTAACCATCTCAAAAATCACTAACGAAGCGTTAATGGTTCTTGAGAATGAATTAACATTTACAAGTGAAGTAGATCGCAACTATGATGACCAGTTTGCGGTTGTTGGTGCTAAAATTGGCGCAACAGTAAACGTACGTAGACCAGGTCGTTTCATTGGTACTACTGGCCCAGCTTTGAACGTAGAGGACTTGAACGAAACTTCAGTACCTGTAACGCTTTCAACTCAGTTCCACGTAGATACACAATTTACTACACAAGACTTAGCTCTTTCACTAGATATGTTCTCAGATCGTATCTTGAAACCAGCAGTCGCAGCTATTGCCAATAAGATTGACTATGACGGTACAACAACTGCTGCATTAAACACAGCAAACATTGTTGGTACAGCAGGTACACCACCTACTGGTCTATATACATACTTGTCAGCTCAAGCTTATCTTGATTCTGAAGGCGCACCACGTGATGGCCGTCGTTCATGTATCGTAGAACCATTTACTTCAGCTACTATTGTTGATAGCTTAAAAGGTCTATTTGTGCCTGCTGCTGAAATTTCAGCTCAGTACACTAAAGGCTTAATGGGTCGTGATTCAGGTGGTATGAACTGGAAGTTAGATCAAAACATTGTATCTCAAACTTTTGGTAACTTTTCATCATCTACAGTAACAGCTTCAGTAGCTACAACGACTGCAACTGGCTTCTTAACTTCAGGTTGGGCTTCTACATCAACTATTTCATTGACTGCTGCTAATACAGGTACAATCAATCTAAATGCTGGTGATACATTCCAAATTGCTGGTGTTTATGCAGTCAATCCGCAAAATCGTCAAGCTACGGTACTAACAAATTACGTTCATTCGTAGTTAAATCTGCTGTATCAGTAGCTTCAGGTGCTAGCGTTTCAGTAACTGTTTCACCTGCTGTAATTACTGCTGGTCAGTTCCAAAACGTATCTGTACCTACTCCTGCTGCTTCTGCTGCTGTAACATTCTTTGCTTCACAATACAATGCAAGTGGTAGCGGTATCGTTTCACCACAAAACATTGTGATGCACCGTAATGCTTTCACAATCGCTATGGCTGACTTAGAGCTTCCAGAGGGTGTACACTTTGCTGGTCGTGCTTCTGATAAAGAAATCGGTTTATCAATGCGTGTAGTTCGTCAATACACTATTAATAACGATTCTATCCCTACTCGTGTTGATGTTTTATACGGTTGGGCACCTCTTTACCCAGAACTAGCTTGCCGTGTTGCAGCTTAATTTAACGGATAAAGGAAAATATCATGGCTAATCCAGGACCAGCAGTAACCACCTCGGCTCACCCAAGTAATGTAACAACTAATCAGACACAACGATTATTGGGTGTACTTAAAGGTGTAAACGTAAATGCAGCATCTGGAAGTTTCTTCCCTTTGCCTATCATTAACTCTACAACTTACCAACCTAACTTATTAGTAGTTACTAACTCTAATAACGCAGGTGCAGCTACAGGTACTTTAACTAGCTTAGTATTAGGTATTACTACAACAGGTAGCGGTACACCAACTTCATTGTTTGGTGCTATTACTGCTTCACAATTAGCTACAGTTCTTGGTGTGAGCCAAGTGGCAGCTTCTGCGGTAGTAACTGCTTATAACCAACAAGCGTTATTCGTCAATATTGCAACTACTACTGCGGTAGTAGGTACTGTTGATGTTTACGTGTACGGCTACGACTTTAGTTAATACTAAGTAATGCAAAGAAAAAAGACATACTCAAAAGGTGTGTCTTTTTTTATTTAATCATCTATAATTGAAGTACCTTATTTAAAGGAAATTATCATGTCATCTACCACTATTGCTCGTGGAAATGCAATTACCACTTTTTACATTGGCCCATCTATAACACCAGTAGCTGTAGCTGCTAATACAACAGCAATACAAACTTTTAATTTACCTGGCTTACAAGTAAATGATCTTATTCTGTCTTATGGTTACGTAGCTAATCAAATTGCAGGTGTATGGATTGTTGAAGCTGATTGCTTAACTGCTGGTGTATTAACACTTCAGTTTGGTAATAATACTGCTGCACCTGTTACTCCTACACCTGGTGTTTATGAGTTTCAAATTGTACGTTCTGAAAACTATCCATTGCCAACTACTGCGGTATAAGGAACAATCATGGCTTATAACTCAGCTTTCGCACCATTTGGGCCTACTTATTTAGTAGGTAGTTTAGCTGCTGTTCAAGTGAAATCATCTAATAACGTGTACCCTAGTGGTTATCGTTTTGTTAATATCACTTCAAGTTTAATCAGAGTTTCTTGGCAACCTCAAGAACCTAATGATGCGACTTCTACACCTGTAGTAACAGCACCTGCTTTAACAGTTCCGTCTGCTAATACTATTGCTATCCCTGCAAATGGTGTAGCGGTACTTAGTGGCATTCCACCTAATGCGTGGTTTTTATCTAGTGCAGCATCTAGTGTAGAAATCACACCAGGCGAAGGACTAAACTAATGGCTAACTCTAATCAAGTTGCAAGTACATCAACTCAAAAT